GAAGAGAAAATCCTGGCTCAAAACTAAAAACAGCGGTCACAGGCAAGGTCAAACCTGGATCAAAAGCTGCGAAGAGACGTAAGTCCTTCTGCGCGAGAAGCGCCGGCCAAATGAAAAAATTTCCGAAAGCAGCAAGAGATCCTAATTCTAGACTACGCCAGGCTAGAAGAAGGTGGAAATGCTAACACTAGAAACACTCGTTCAAAATTTAAGAAAAATACTTAGAGATAATTATCAGTCTGTCGGAGACTCGATGATTGCTGGAGGTGTTAAAAATTATGAACAATATAAATACATGTTAGGTCAAGCTCATGCTTATCAAGCCATGGATCAAGCGTTGACAGACATGCTTAACAAAAATGATAAGGAGGAGAAAGAAGATGAGCGACAAGCTGATAACGTCATCGAATTCGGAAGAAGTTCCGAAGACTAGACTTGCACTTGAGGAAAAATTTAAGAAGCAAGACGAAGCGGAAGTTGATGCATACAACCGTTTAAAAACAAAAGAAGAAACTAAACTTCCTAAACCTACGGGTTGGAGAATGATTGTTCTGCCATTTAAGATGCCAGAAAAATCAAAAGGAGGTTTATATTTTGGACAAGAGACTTTAGAAAAACAACAGGTGGCATCTACGTGCGGATTAGTATTAGCACAAGGACCACATTGTTATGACAAAGAAAAGTTTCCTGAAGGACCATGGTGCAAAAAAGGTGACTGGGTTATCTTTGCACGTTATGCAGGTTCTAGGATACAAATCGATGGAGGCGAGGTGAGAATATTAAATGATGATGAAGTGCTCGCAACGATCGCAAACCCAGAAGATATACTTCATCAATATTAACATAGGAGGAAACTATGCAAGTAGAAGAAAACAAGACAGTTGACATTGATACTTCGGGACCTGATACTGAGGTTGAATTAAAAGAAGATCAAACAACTGATACTGCTCCAGTTGAAGAAACTGAAGAGCCCGTAGTTGCTGAGACTCAAGAAGCCAGCAGCGAGCCACAAGAGGCTACGAAGAAAGAAGAAAAGAAAGAAGAATTAGAAGATTATAGTAGAGACGTTCAAAGAAGAATAGCGAAGCTTACTAAAAAATGGAGAGAAGCGGAAAGACAAAGAGACGAGGCTTTGTCATTTGCAAAAATCCAAAAAGAAAAAGCTGAAGAGTTAAATCAAAAATATTCGTCTTTGGAAACAACATCTGTAAAAGATAGGCAAGAGAAAATTAACTCATTACTTGATGCACAAAAAGCAAAACTAGCTCAAGCTAGAGAAGCAGGTGACACCAATGCTGAGGTAGAAATCTCAAAGCAAATCGCACAGTTAGGATATGAAGAAGCAAGAATCCAAGAGCTGACAAAAGCTGCAGAAATGCAACCAAAGAAAGCTGAGGAGACTGCAGAAATACCTACTTCAAGACCAGAACCAGAACTTAGAGTTGACCCTAAAGCTGAAGCTTGGGCAGCGAAAAACGCATGGTTTGGTAAAGATAAAGCAATGACTTACACTGCTTTTGATTTACACAAAACACTGGTTGACGAAGAAGGATATGATCCTAAATCAGATGAATACTATACTGAGGTGGATAAAAGAATAAGACTTGAATGCCCTCATAAATTTGATAAACCAGAGTCAACGGAATCGACCAAACCTGTGCAGACAGTAGCGTCAGCGACGCGAAGCACAAAAACAGGTCGCAAAACTGTGAGACTCACGCCGTCTCAAGTTGCAATCGCTAAAAAATTAGGTGTGCCACTTGAAGAGTATGCGAAACAATTAAAACTCACGAAGGAGGTATAGGCATATGAGCGAAGAAAACAAAAGAACCCCTCGTGCGAGCCAAACTAGGGATAAAGAATCCAAACCCAAAGTATGGACTCCACCGTCTGCTTTAGACGCACCCCCTGCGCCAAATGGATTTAGGCACAGATGGGTAAGAGCTGAAAGTCTTGGATTTCAGGACACGAAAAATGTCTCAGGAAGACTAAGACAAGGATACGAACTCGTAAGAGCTGATGAATATCCAGACAGCGATTATCCTATTGTCGAAGATGGAAAGTACGCAGGAGTGATCGGAGTAGGTGGCCTTGTGCTGACAAGGGTACCGGAAGAGGTCGCAAAACAAAGACAAGCTTATTATGCGAAACAATCGCAAGAGCAAGTCGAAGCTTTAGACAACGACCTTATGAAGGAACAGCATAGTAGTATGCCAATCAATATTGATAGGCAGACTCGTGTAACTTTCGGTGGATCAAAGAAAAATTAATTTTTTAGCGATTCCCTGGATAAACTTTAATAAGGAGAAAACTATATGGCAAACAAAGACGCACCTTTTGGTTTAAAACCAATCGGAAAAGTCGGTCAGAATAGAGATAACCAAGGTTTATCCGAGTACGATATTGCAGCTTCTGCAACAGCGATCTACTTCCAAGATCCAGTTAAAATGTTAAACACTGGAACAATTGGAGTGGCTGCAGCAGGTGATGCTTTACTCGGCGCAATCACAGGTGTCTTTTTTACCGACGCATCAACAAGCAAGCCTACCTTTGCCAATCACCTAGACGCATCTAATGCGGCTACTGATATCAAAGGATTCGTTACGGATGATCCGTACGAAAGGTTTGAAATACAAACAAACAACGCAGGTGCTTCTGCAACAACTGATATCTTCAATGTGGCTGATATCGTGTATGCTGCAGGTTCATCACCGGATTACGTATCTCAAGTAGAGTTAAACGACTCAACTTTAGCTGCGGGATCTTCTGCTCAATTGCAGATTCTTGGTCTTTCAAAAGATCCAGACAACAGTGATGTAGGTTCTGCGAATGTTAACTGGGTCGTTAGAATTAACGAGCATCAGTTAGACATGAACGTAAACGGCGTATAATAGGAGGATACAACTATGGCCATTTCTAGAGGACAACTAGTCAAAGAACTAGAGCCAGGTTTGAATGCCCTATTCGGCCTGGAGTATAAACAGTATGAAAATCAACATGCTGAGATATACGTAACTGAAACTTCAGACAGAGCGTTTGAAGAAGAAGTTATGTTATCAGGATTTGCACAAGCGCAAGTTAAAGCTGAGGGATCAGGTGTAGCTTTTGACAATGCTCAAGAGACTTTCACTGCAAGATACACTCACGAGACAATCGCTCTTGCATTCTCGATAACTGAAGAAGCTATTGAAGATAACTTGTATGACAGACTCGCGTCTAGATATACAAAAGCGTTAGCACGTTCAATGGCACAAACAAAACAAGTTAAAGCGGTTAACCCACTAAACAACGGATTGCCAAGTGTTTCTACAAACAACTTCCAATCTGGCGATGGTGTGAATTTATTCAGCACAGCTCACCCGACAATTGCTGGTACATTCGCTAACACTTTAGCTACTCAAGCTGACTTAAACGAAACTTCATTAGAGCAGTCGTTAATTGATATTGCGGCTCTTACTGATGAAAGAGGTTTAAAAATTGCTGCTAGAGGCGTAAAAATGATCGTTCCAAGTGAAAACCAATTCACTGCGGAGAGATTAATGAAGTCTCAAGGTAGAACAGCTACAGCTGATAATGATATCAATGCAATCGTATCTATGGGTATGGTTCCGCAAGGATACAGAGTGAACAATTTCTTAACTGACACTGATTCATTCTACATTATCACTGACGTGCCAAATGGTATGAAGATGTTTGACAGAGCACCTATTAAGACTGCTATGGAAGGCGACTTCGATACTGGTAACGTAAGATACAAAGCTAGAGAAAGATACTCTTTTGGAGTTTCTGATCCTAGAGGTATCTTCGGTGTTGAAGGTGCATAATCTTTAACGATTTTTGGGGCCAGACACAATCTGGCCCCAATTAAAAACTAGAAAGGAAAAATGACTTCAAAATACAGAATACAAATCTTTACAAAAAAATTTCAAACAAGTTTTATATTAGAGACTGATAGTTCGATGATTACCATGCCACAAGTGCACAAAGAAATAGTTGACTATCTAGGAAAAAACACTATAAAATGGGAGCCGAACAAGCTTAATTACAATGGTAAAAGCTTGTTTTATATAACCTATGAGGAGGTTAATGATGGCTCAAGACAACATGGTGTTGTTCGCGAGGAAGATTCACTTCGAGTCTAGATGGAACGAATTGTATCTTAAAAACGGCGGACTTATTACACCAGAAATGTCAGCTCTTGGAGATCAGATTAAAACTACGATTAGACTGATCTTAAAGAATCAAGAGAATCCTAGAAATATTAGGGATGGCGAGAATCACATCTACGCTAGCTAACTAGGATTTATCTTTTTAAAAAGTGGAAACACTTGCTAAGGGGACCTTTCTGCTATATAAAAATCTTACTATACATTATTAAATTAACATGGACGCGTATAGTCGACGGCCTAGAGACTATGTTAATATAAATAGGAGGATAATAATATGGCAACTACAACTTTTAGTGGACCGGTTAGATCTGAGTCTACTGTAAAAACAGTCAGTAAAAACGCTACTACTGGTACAATTACAGAAGTAGTAACTTTTGGTGGAGCACCAGTAAGTTTAGATGATGCAGATCAAACGTTAAATAACGCTACTCACAGTGGTAGAGTTTTACTTGTTCCAGATGGAACTCAAGATAATACTTATACTCTTCCAGCGCCTATAGCTGGATCTGTGTTTAAATTTGTTTACGCAGGAGGAGCAGCTGATGCAACTGATGCAATCATCGTTACTCCAGGTAATACAAATTTCTTCATCGGTGGAGTCACATTCCTTGATTCAGATAATGAAATAAGTTCAGTTTTTTCTGATGGAAACTCAAACAGTAAGATACAAATAAATGTTCCTGCTGGATTTGAAGTTACTATCGTTGGAAAAGATTCAACTAATTATCAAATTTTTGGTAATGTAACATCTGCAACTGCACCAGCATTTGCTGATCAATAATAATTAAGGTGCTCCTTCGGGAGCACCATTAAAAGGAGACGAACATGGCATATATGGGTGATGTAAAGGCGAAAACCTTTCAACCACAATCTGCAAGCACAACTAAAATTGCAGCAGCCCAAACTTTAGGTGGCGCTGGAAATATGACCTTAACTGGAAGCGCAGTAAACGATGGCTCTAATATGGCCAGCACAGTTACTTTAACTTCTACTGGAAATATTTCTGGAGTGACTTTTACAGTTACAGGCACTGATGCAAGTGGTGCAGCTGCTACAGAAGATATTACAGGACCAAACAACAATACGGTGACTGGATCAACAGCTTTTTTAACTGTAACTCAAATTGCAGCTGATGGAGCGGTAGCAACAAATACCTCTGCAGGATTTACTGCTACTACAACAGGTCAAGGAATTGTTTTTGCAGGAGCTACGAGAATTAGAGGAATGCTCGGTGCAAACGTGGCAGTCGCTGGATTACTAGAGTTTAAAGATGGATCACAATCAGGAGATGTTTTGTTATCGATCGTTACAACAAGCGGAACTGACAATATTAATACAACTGTTCCACAGGATGGCATTCGTTTTAAAAACGGTGCTTTTCTTGACATGCAAGCAACTCAAGTTGTAGATGGTTTGACTGTATTTTTTGACGGGTAGGAGGTCTAAGTGGCAAACACAACTTCCGGAACACATGTATTTGATAAGAATTTTTCTATTGATGAAATCATAGAAGAAGGTTACGAAAGAATTGGGATGTCAGGAGTATCTGGCTACCAGTTAAAAAGTGCCAGACGATCTTTAAATATCATGTTTCAGGAGTGGGCTAACCGTGGTTTACACTACTGGGAAGTTGCAAATAATTCAATTACATTAGTTGCTAATCAAGCAGTTTATACTATGTTTAGATCTACAGGTGATGGCACCTCTGACGCTACAGCTGTCTATGGTGTGGATGATGTCTTAGAAGCTTCTTTTAGAAATGCATCAAATGTAGATACACCGCTTACAAAAATAAATAGATCCGCTTATCAAGCTTTATCTAATAAAACAGATACTGGTCAACCTACTCAATATTTTGTTCAAAGGTTCATTGATAAAGTTACCATAACTTTATATTTAACTCCTGGAACTAGTGAAGCAGGAAAATTTATAAATTATTATTATGTTAAAAGAATACAAGATGTGGGTGATTATACTAATGCTACTGATGTGCCTTACCGATTTGTTCCTTGCATGTCTTCTGGTCTGGCTTATTATTTGTCTATTAAGTACGCTCCACAAAGAACTCAAGAATTAAAATTATTATATGAAGATGAACTGCAAAGAGCATTATCTGAAGATGGTTCTTCTTCAAGTTCATTTATAACCCCTAAAACTTATTATCCAAATGTCTAATACTGCTTCAGGAAAATACGCAAAATTTATATCGGATAGATCAGGTCAAGAATTTCCATACAAAGAAATGGTTAGAGAATGGAACGGATCTTTTGTTCATATATCGGAGTTTGAGGCTAAACATCCACAACTAGAACCAAAACCACACACAGCTGATCCGCAAGGTTTAAGAACTGTAAGACCTGCACGAACAGAGCCAGCAACACAAAATTTATTACCAGGTAATCCTTTTAATATTACATCAGGATCAACAACGATTACAGTCACAGAGCCCTCACACGGAAGATCATCATCTGATACTGTAGTCTTTAGAAATGTAGATGGTAGTCCTGGAGGAGTAGCTTTTACAGCATTTGAAAGTTCTTCTGGATTTAGTATAACAGTGACAGGAACCAATAATTATACATTTACGTTAGGATCAACTCCTACCGTAACTGAAAAAGGAGGAGGAATGACGGTGACAGCAGGACCCGTCACGTTAACACCATAATGGCAGGATT